ATATTAATATAACCATCATAAGGGCTGTCAACCCCATCTCTCCAATATCCCAACATTGGAGCTATGCATTTTATCTGTTTATCTCGATTTAAAAATATTTCGCAAGATTGCAAATCTCCAATTCCTGAGTCTAGTGCAGTTCTATTAAATTCATTTCTTGCCTGAGAAGCCTTAAAAGCTAAATTGTCCTCATTTGGCCCATTGTCATTTTTTCCATTTGGATAATTGCCGTTTTGATCTCTGTCAAATCTTTGATGATCAGTTCCTAGTCCTTTAATTTTTATAGTTAAATTGTCGGCTTTGAATCTTATCGAAACCTTAGCTCTTTGTCGATAGAAGTAATGGATAAGATCGGGTTCATCTTGAAGATCAGCACCTCCATTAAATCCATTAAATCCTCTATTTTCAACAAAGTCCCTAATTTCCGGACTATAAGCACTCCACCAATCCACATCCTCAGCTAGTTCTCGATCAGCTGCACTCAATAGATGCACATCATCACCTAGCTCAGCAAGTTTCTGTGCCGCATCTTTTTGGAAATAACATTTTACTGTAGCCGTCTTGCAATCTTCTGAAATAGTCGTGGTAATTGGATTTGTTTTATGGGCGGAATTGCTTCTCCAAATATTAAGGTAATTTCTTAAGACGAAATTAACTAACTCTTTTTCACTTCCGGAGCCCGACCCTAAACCTGCCTCTTCGACAAAATCATACCAGCCTCTGAAATTATTTTCCCCTGTTCCATCTATATTTCTCGTAAAGGCACCTCTATAATTAACATTTGTTGTCTTGAACCCTCCATCCCTGTTTGCATGAGCCATCGGAAACCCACGCTGGGGGTCGGAGGAAGGGGAACTGACCAGTTCTGATTCTTTGAAGTCTTTATGAAGGCCTACCGCAAGATCACCAAGCGCTATTGCGTTTTGTGTATTGTCTGGTTTAAGAGGAGAGTCTTGTAAAATATAAACTCCGTCACCATTTATATCTTCAGAATTAACAGGAGTGAAGCAAGAGACTTCTTCTATAACAGGCTCCGCAGTCTTTTTCCAAAATGCTGTAGGAAAGGGTTGCATTATCTGTAGTCATATCCAGTTACATAACTAGTAAATATACCTGTATTAATTTTTATAAAAGTATATACGTTAGTTCTATTAGCTGTTATTTTCGGAGCAGTATTATTACCCTCCGCGTCAGCTGGCATCATAACTGCATTTGGTGTGCCAGAGACAAAGTTCACTGACTGATCTGAAACAGTTGGATTTTTTACGTATAATGTAAGAGTTTGTCCGTCTTTGGCGTTTAGGAAATTAAAAGTAGAAACGGCCGAGCTATTGTCTTGATATTGTATGTTTCCAACAGACCAGTCTATCTTGTCTCCATTTCCAGTCGCAACTGTAGAGTGATACGAAACTCCGCTTTGTATTTGAATATCTCCAGAAACATATAATCCAGAGCTGCCCAAAACACTAACATCTCCACTTATGTCCCCACCTCTCTTTGAATAAAAATCTCCAGTTTGGTGATTGGCTACTAAAAATCCAGTCGTATTCTTATCTATAAATAAATCTCCAGTTATACCTGTTCCTACATACCTTCCAGAATCTTGCCATATTTGTATTGTACTGCCCATATTCGAGTGGGCTCCGCACTCGTAATATAATCTTTCTGGTGCGTTTTGTGGAACTTTGAAATATAGACTTTGACCTTCTCCAGCCGCTCTGGAGTTAGTTACACCACTTGTATATTCAGATCCGTAACCGCCTCCGCCGGGGCTGCTTGCTATAAAGAATGGATGACTAGCCGCAGAGGAGCTGCTTCTGAATTTATAAGTATGACCTCTGTGAAGATTGATTGTCGGCTGCTGGACTTGGCTTGTAGTTATATGACTTCCTGCAGTTATTTCGCTAAGATAATATTTGCCGCCCGCTACGGTTATATCAAATTGCGTTCCATAATTTCCACTCTCACTTAACTCAGTTAAGAAATTACCTGTTTCGTGATCGCCTACAAAAGTTCCGCTGGTGTGAATATCAACAAAAATTCCGGTGCTATGAATGTCAACGAATATTCCAGTTTCATGGTCTCCAACAAACTGGCCGCTAACGTGCTTGTCTACAAAAATTCCTGTTTCATGATCCGCTACTAAAAATCCAGTTGTGGACGCGTCTACAAAAATACCTGTTTCAGAAACTGTAACAAATGAACCAGTCATTCCTGTTCCAACAAGAGTCCCTGTCATGTTTGTATCGACAAGATCACCAGTCATGTTGACACCGACTAATAAAGCGCCTGATTTCTGAACATCAACAAAGTCCCCAGTCTCAAAGGCTCCAACAAAATCTCCTGTGGCGAAAAACTCTAATCCGTTTGCAGAAGAATTAACTACAACTACTTTGCCTGCATCTCCAGCATAATTATTATCAACATCATCTAAATCTGTGAATGAAGTTGGTGCACTGCCGCCAGCAGCGTCTATTGCAGCGTATCCAGAATAAATCAAACCGTTGCCATGCTTGTTTACAACTACTAATTGACCAGCTGTGCCATAGCCTCCGGCGGGCAAACCATCTACACCAGTATTAACGTCTTTTAATCCAGTGAAAGCGTCTGCGAAATGACCGGTCATGTGTTGACCAACTAAATTTCCTGTTTCGTTTGCTCCTATAAAATGGCCCGTGTCAAAAAATTCTAAAGCGTTAGCGGCGCTGTTTACTGACACTATTTTATTTGCGGAAGAAGTAAAATTAGCTGGAGTATCAGTAAGTCCTACAAAAGTTGCGGAAAGGTCTCCGTCAGAAACGTTGCTCCAAGTTACATTGCCTGCTCCATCTGTTTTTAGAAATTGATTGCTAGAGCCATCGCCTGTTGGCATCGTAAAAGCTTCACTAAATGTAACTAATCCACTAGTATGTATTTTTAACGCTGCAGGATTTTGTTTTCCGGGGTGGGATTCAGAGTCAAGAACAGATATGCCAGTGTTAGCAAAAAATAGTATATCGTGCTTGTCACCTATTATAAGGTGCTTGCCCGATCCTCCTCCACCTTTTATGTAATAGTTTCCGCTTCCGATATTTCTTGTTAAAACGCCGGTAGAAGAAATACCTACTTGCAAATAGTCGGAATCGCTATTTTGCGCAAGGAACTCCGAATAAGCTGCTCCTGTAAAATTAGACTTTAAGGATACAAAACTATCTAAGGAATCGCTAGTAGACCCAGTTGATAATAAGGAAACTCTTTCAGCTTTTAACTCTTTCCACCTGTTGGCGTTTTTTCCTAAATTCGCAGATCGATTACTAAATGGATAAAAATTAGTTCCGTCATCTGACGTAATACCGGATGTCAATATACCTGTGTTGCTCCACTTAGCGGACATGTTTACAGGAACTCCGCTGCCTACTACAAAGCTGCCCGTCTTAGAAGCTTCCGCGAAAATGCCAGTTTCGTGATCTCCCACAAACTGACCTGACTCATTCTTTCCAACTAATATTCCAGTTTCATGATCACCGACAAAAGTGCCCGACTCATTCTTCCCAACTAGGATGCCTGTTTCTGAATCAGAAACAAAATTTGTTATGTCTGTAGATAGAGCAAAATCTCCTGTTTTTATTTCTTTGCCGCTTTGAAATATTTTGCCAGATATATCTGTATCTGAATTTAAAACATGATTAAGTCCAGAAGAAATATATTGCTCTTGGTTAGTTTCTATTACGTGGACTTTGTGGCTATCAGATAATCCAGTAAAGTAATTTATCTTTGCCTCAGTTCCCCCGAGTTGATAAATATTAGTGCCAGAAGCAGACCTCATCTTAATAAAGCCATCTGTTCTAATAGCTATATTATCTCCGGCAGAATTTATAAAATTGTTAGAATTGGCAAACTGAATTTTTTCGCCAGCAGCCATAGTCACGTCACCACTAATTGTGCCGCCTACTGTTTTATCTAAATAGTTGCCAGTGCCTAAATGTAAATCTTTCGAAAAGGTTAATTCTGTTCCGTCAGCGTTACTGACGACAAACATACTTCCTGTTATGTCTGACGGAGTGTCTGAAAGCCCTGAGAAAGTGCTGTTAGAAGTTGATATCGCGTTAGCCACATCTCTTACAGAAGCACTCCGGCTTACTCCAGAATTGGCTAATAGCATCAAAGCCCCAGTTGGGACCGGGGTTATTTGGGCAAGCTGAGATAATTTTTTATTGGCCATTCCTTATTCCTTCTATATTATACACTTTTTTAGTAGAGTGGGATGTAGTTATCAACTATCAAACCGTCTGATTCTTCTAACTCTAGCCTAAATCTTTCAAAATCGCCCGTACCTCCATCCATAGCGCCAGTAGTCTCTAGAAGATGAAACTCTTCAAGTTTTTGATCGGCCAAAAATCCGCTTATAAAAAATCCTTTGGTTAAATCGTCTGGGTCAATTTCTGTACTAAAACTAGCGTTAAAAGATTTATTGCTTCCTATTGAAGTATCGTATGTAAAACTATTAAGCTTTGCTTTATTGAAAGAATATTTAATAAGGTCATTTTCTCTTGCATCCAAAGAAGCTTTTCCGGCATGAATTGGATCTGAGGCGTCCGGACTGTCACAAGTTTTGGGCATGCCCAAAGTAACAGTAAAATTATAGTCTTGATTTAGATTAACTATATCTATCAACGAGCCGGAGCTCATTTTTTCTACAGTACCGGCGATATCAATAGTGACGGGAGCCGTAAAATCTACTTTTCTGCTTATTGGAAATTTATGACCTAGGTTCCGCTCTTGACCTCTTGGTATATCAAAAGATATAACATACGATTCCAAATTAATATTTGAGAAATCTACTCCTAACCCGGAAAAAGAATCAACTGAAAAATTTATGTCGCCGGGTCTAACAACTGATATTGGATTTCTGTCAACTCTTGGTGGAATAACACAATTTAGATCATTAAATTGGTTTCCACTTTTTGCTTCTATCATTGGAGATAAAAATCCGCTACCGCTAGTCTCAAACATTATATTTTCTCCAACGTACGAAACATCTACTGTAGGAAAGTTTCCTACGCTTGCCTCTGTTGAGTATGAAGTCATATAACATCTACCAAAAGATATTACATTATATCCGGTAGCGAGCGGATCGGAAGTATGTTGAGGGTCTCTAGCAGTTAAGTCCTCTATCTTCAATCCTGTAAATAAATCCTCTTTGTTTGATTGAACTGCTAAATAAAAGTTTCTTTTATCTCTATATGTTTTTGCCGGAAAAAATGGATCATAAGTTCCTGTATCGTAATAATACTCCTTGTGCTCTTCTTCGTCAACAAAACCTGAAAGTAAACTTTGTCCGGTATTGTTTTCGAAAAAAGGAGCGCCGCTGAAAGGCTGTTCGTACTGAGGGTAATTTACATAAAGCCCAAGCTTTGATTCGTTGGAAACGTCAGAGACTAAATAGCTAAAAGAAAAGACGACTTCTGGGGAAGTTATAATTGGTCTATCAATTACTGATCTAGTATTTAGCTGGTTTATTTGAGTATGAGGTACAGTTATATCATAACTTAAACCTTGAACTCTATCTATCTGCTTAATTAAATTATGCGTTTTTAAAGGCTCTGAGTAGTCGCTGTGAGGACCACCGCCGAAATAACTTATAAAGTTATGGCCTGATGGGCCTACAAATAGCCCTTCTGCATTGTAGATAATTCTTGACATTATTCTCCATCATATTTACTGCAGTAAAGTATGCCAGCTAAAAAGTCGTCCACTTGATGTTCGTAGGCTATAGATTGAATCTCTTTAACCCTGTCATCATTTCTGTCAACTGGTTCGGCTGCATATCTTCCAGCTTTCGCGAGCCAGTTTTCTGGATCCTCATTGTGAATTACTATATTTGAGATTTGTTGAGCAATTTCTTTTTGCGTCTTGTTTAATCTCTTTCTATTGTGCAACTGCCTTAAAGCGGCTTCGACTTCTAAATTCAATTTGTCTGCCAAGTTTAAATTGTCTCTGACTTTGCTTAGACTAAATCTAGACTGCTTATTTGCGGTTAGGCCTATCGGATTTTTAGTGTCCGTCTCTTTTGGCCTTCCTGTTCCTTCTGGTCTGCCTTTAGGCTGTGGGACTGGTTTTGCTTTTTGAGTGGGTATTTCCTTTGGAGGTTTATTTCCTAAGACCGGCTCATACAGGCCGCTGTCTTTATAGGTTTTGAATTTTTCTTGCGACTCCAAGGATTCGTCAAAAGTTGGCATGCGGCCAGACTCTATAGCTTGAATACCTTCTTCTGGAGTCAATACTCCTAGCTCAATCAATCTACTGTATACTCTTGCGTATACGGAGTTGTCTCTAAGATCCAAATCTTCAAAGTGAGGTGTTGGGTAGCTCTTGAATCCCATTTCTTTAGAGATTCTTTTTATTTCAGGCATCAAGAAATCATTTATAAAAACTTTTCTACCTTCATTTAGTCTCTCCATAAATACTTGGACCTTAATGCTAGAGTTAGCAAACTTTTCGTCGCTAAGAAGAATATTGTTAAGGCCCATTTGTATGTCATGGTTGCACACTTCGTACTTTTTGGGATCAAGAATTCCAGCTATGTCAGGTATGACAAATTTAGCCTGAGTCGTGTAGTCTGATATTAAAACGCGGCCAACAGATTCGTTTTCAAATAGCTTCTGCATAGCCAGCAGATTCTTTTGGTTGACTCCACCTTTTTCTGGGTCCGTGCCCATAGTTACCAATAAGATAGCTTGATTTGTGGTGCGAGTAAGAGCCATGTCCATTTTCTTCATTTCCTGTTTCCAGTTAATGTCTTCTAAAACAGGATATCCCATAGGCACAGCAAACGGCTCATAATCTTGCTTTTTGTAAAATACGGCGCTTATTTTATCTAAGGGTAAAGGAATACTAACTGCATTATATCCCGGCTTCTTGCCTCCGTCTCCTTTAATTTTTTTAATAGTATCAGGGTCAAAGCTTTCGAGAACTTGTCTGTCTTCTTCAGTTCTTGGATTTCTTAATCTCTCTAATTCATAATCAGTTAGTATCTTCCTGAATTCTCCTGTCGCAAAAGTAATGTTTCCAGATATTTGAATATCTGCCGGGTTCAAAATAATATATCTAGCCGGAAGATTAAATGAAGCATTTGAATTCAAACCAAAAGTTTGAGTCATCCTTGTGACATCAGCTTGAGAAATGTTAGCGTCAAATCTGTGAATAAAAACATTTCCAGATCTATAATACTCTCTGAAAAATCTACTTTGGAGATTATTCATGTTTATCTTCTTGCATAAAGCGTCGAAGAAATCTCTTGATTTTTTACTTCCGCCAGTAAGATAAATCTCACTCATGGAAAATTCGGTCATTAGATCGATAGTGTTTCTAAAGACTGAGAAATTGTAATAAGCTTTTTGGCAAAGTACTATAGTGTCTCTAATATCTAAGCTTGAATTATTAGTGACACCTTGGGAATATCGAAACGGAATAATTCCATCATCTATATTCCTGTACCTGTCGGTCCTTTCAATATGACCGGCTTTATTTCTGCGAGACCTTGTCGAAGCAATAGTCTCTATAACTTCTCCACCAGCCATTAGTGGCTCATTAAGAGAGTTTTCGTTGTTAGCTTTTCTTTTAGCGGCCATTTTAACTTTAAATTACACTTAATCAATCATCCTTGGAACAAAAGTCGTATTAACTTCTTCAACTTTTACGTTCTTCATATCATTATATGCTTTTACGGCCCAATTGCTTAACATTAATGTTGTATAATTATCTTTTCTGGCACGATTAGCTGAATTACTGCGACGGAGATGCTGGGGCAGATCAAAACTCTGAGTTCCCTTGGCTGTAGATTTTACTTCTATCAAAGCACATTGCTTCTTAGTTTGGTAAACTAAGTCGTCTTGGGTCTCAATCATTTCTCCTGTATCGTTAAAGTGGGTCAGCTTCAGGGGTATCTTCAAAGATGAAACTTTTGAAAAGAAACTTCCAGAGGCAGCCGTTCTGGAAGCGAAGAATATTTTCTTATGATCTATGCAAGATTGTAAGTATTCATTAGCGTTTCTTAAAAAATCAGAACTAAACACTTGCTTAAAGCATAGTACATGATCTTTTGGGCTGTAAACTCTTTTTACCTTCTTGAGCTCTTTATCATATTCTATACCTTGCTTCTCCGTGTTAAAATCGAAAAACTTAATTTCAAGTCCGGCTTCTCTAAAAAGTTCTGATTCGTTTGCGCTGTCTATAAACTGATAACCTGCGTTATCAATAATTATCATTTTTATATTGAAATGCTTATACAGATAGAACAAATATTTTATGTGATTTTTTAAATCCCCACCAGCCACAGCATAAGAATGTACTAATGTATAGGATCCTTCATCTAGCTCAAGTAGAGACATTGCAAAATAGTCGGAGCTAGGACTATTGCTGAAACTGGGGTCTATGCCAAGTATGTACTCCTTTTCTGGATTTCCCGTAATTAAAGTATGAGGAGCTTCTCCGTCAGGGACAGTGCACTCATGCATTTTCTTTGCGC